GGATTCTTCGAGATTCTTCTTTCTTTTTATTTTCTTCTATTTCTTCAATTCGGTCACCAATTTTTTCGGCCACAGAAGTAGAAAATAGTTCTATTGCATTCTTTTGCCGTATGGCCAGGGCTACTTCTGTGGGCGGCTCGTATTGAACAAGTCCGGTTTGACTTCTCTGCTGATCTGCATCAGCCGAAGCCCGCTCGGGCAATAAAACTGGTAAATGCGGACGTTCTTCCATTTTTTCCTGCTTTCCTTTTTATTGCCTTGCAAGAGCCTCTGTTTCTCGTTTTGCGTTTTCTTCTTCTATATAATTTGTCAGTAGAGTAATATATACATCCCTTTCCCACGGTATCATATTTTCAACTTCTGTCAACGAATATTTATGTATTTGTATCAATGAAAAGTTTATTTTAAACATTCCCTCTAGCGTGCTGTTAGAGAGAATTAGTCGAAAAAACTTGCCAGTCCCTCCAATACTATTTTTTCAGTATAGTCACATTCGACACACTTGAAATTAATTTCTTGTTGAAGTTTTGGCAATGTAGTAAAAAATTCTTCGATTTTTTCAAATTGTTTCTTTGTCATTCCCATTACGAATTCGTTAAGTTCATCTTGGGTATAATCTGATGAACTATAGACATTCTCTTCATCATATACATTATCAATACACTTTAACAATAGATCAAATACTTTGGTATTATCCTTTGCTGCTTCGGAAAGATCTGTCATCAAATCAATTGTTGGATATTTCATGACAACACCAATGTCTTTTGTGATTTGCAATTTTGTTTCATTTTTTGGATTAATAACCACCTTGACCTTATCAAGATCTACATCAACTTCTGTTGGCTTTTTGCAATCGCCATGCCTATAGGTGGTTGTTATAATTGAACCCATAGATTGCGCTCTTATTTTCAATAAAAGATATTCAATATCTATTAATGGAAGTTTGGAAATATCAACGCCATCATCCAGAATACAATTTCCAATTACTTGTCGGAGAGCGTGTACTGATTCTCCATCATCCTTGCCTTCTTTTGCAATGAGAAGAATTTTTTCTTCTTTTACAAGGAAGGGCCTGCATAGTATTTTTTGTTCATTCGAGGGAAGAGTCACTTTAAAAGTTGTAACATCAAGTTTGGGTAATGCCATAGTTTAAATCTCCTATTATTTTATATTTCTGCACATTAATTAAACAAAAAACGATTAAAGGTATCTGTTTTTGGTCTAATTGGTTTTGTTATTATGTTTTCATTGTTTTCTAGCATCACAAATCCTGTTTGGTCTAAATTATTACTTATATCTACTTTCGGGCGCAATTCATTGGAGTCGGCAGATGAAAATGGAACTGTGCTAGATGCTCCAACTTTTGGTAAAACTGTCCAATAGTGGAAGGCAAAGGTTACTTGTAAATTATGAAATGCGTTTGGTTGTGACCAATCGAGGCTTAGTGGGTTAATCATCATCGGATATGCGTCTTTAACTTTTACTGCATAGGTCACTTCTCCAATTCCGTTAAATTGTTCTATTATTATATCTGCCACATATTCATCTGGATAGTTGAACGTAAAGTCGTTTTCATTATATATCATTCCCTGCCAGCCATCAAAAAAGTATTTTTGTGTCATATCTTCGGTACAATAGATACTTAATACAAGATCATCATATATATTTTGTTGTGCAATTTTTCTTCTTGGTCCGTGTGTTGTATAGTCATATGTAGAAAACGATCTTGCTGGAAATTGAGCCTGATTACATAACATGGCCAGGGATCTGTCATATCCATGTTTTGCGCTAGAAAACAAAACCCTGAAATTTGAGGGCGTTGCTAATTTCCCGCCCATATTGGATCTGAAATTTGCTATATTAAATGCACCATCTGTTGCCATTTTTAGAACATTCCTCTATTCTTTCTTATTTTTTTTCTACTGTCCATCCATACGGATTGTCTTGATAAAAGTTTTCCGGTGTTGGATTTAAACTTTTCCAACGGAAGAAACAGTGCAATTTCCCATTCGTCTGGGGGGATTTGCATAAATCGCGAAGTCACCTGTTTGTTTAAGTATTTTTTTATACAAGGTCTAAAGTATCTATATTTAGCGGATCTTTTTAAAATGTTATATGTCATTTTCAGCTTTGTGTCTTCTGTTAATTCTTGATCAGATCTTAATTCATATAGTCTGTCCATAAGAGCAGCCCTGAATAAATGAGGTAAATAGTGTAGGTTAATTCCAAGTATTCCATCGTTATGAGACTCGATGGCAAATATTACTGGAAATTGATCATGGTATGGAAGAGTGTCTTTTGCTTTTGGGTCGTATGTAAACATATACATTCTTCCCATCATGAGACGCCCTTTTATGGTTCGTTTCAGTCGTTCATTATCTCTTCCTATTTTCAGAAACTTGCTCGGTCTTTTGCCTTTGATGCTGCGGACGGATTTTGCTTTCTTTCTATACCACTCCCTCGACTCCATGATATTTTTTGGGAGTTTTCCATCCTTTGTTTCTCGCTCAATAATAGTTTTGAATGTTCTTTTCTTTGCCATATAGTTATTTATGTCGCGAGTGTTTAATTATGCGTATTCCCTTTTCTTTTAGTTCGTCTTCGGTCCATATTTCAAACCCCCAGCCACGATCTTTTGCATAGACTTTTGCATATTCCCATTTTGAGGTGTTCATTCCATATGCATATACTTCTTTTATATATTTTGGGCCCTTCCTGGCTTTGACTTTCGGTGCCTTTGTTTGTCTTTTGGGTTTTATTTCTACGATGATAGTCTTCCCGTTCGCATATGTTATTTTAAGATCTGGATAATATTTGTGGCGTCGTCCATCTGTTTTTAAAATATAAGGAATTACAATCTCTTCGCTACTCCATGATATGATTTCTGGATTTTCGTCGCACCATTTGAACGCCTTGCGTTCCCATAGGGAACGGTAGGTAATTTTGAAGGGATTCCCTTCATACTTTTCAGTATTCTTTGGTTTCCATTTTCCTTTGTATGCCATATGTTTATATTTATTGCCTAAATAAGTATAAGATATATATTTTATATATAGGAGAGTTTGATGGCAGGACAGCAAGATATAACAGTAGAAACAACTCCGGGTCCGGCATCTTCGGCACATAACGACATTCATTCTTTTGAATCTCTACAGTTTCCTGCCGATGTATTTGGAGAACAACAAAACCATTTTATTAAATTTAATATCATTAATATAAATGGTTCAGAGTTTAATAAAAATCGTCAAAAATCTTCAGAAGTTGCAGATCGTCCGGGGAGTGATGGAACTCAAAGCACTTACAATCCCTTTACTGATCCGTTGACCTATGTGCCCGGGGCCCCCGCTCTTAAAATTGGAGCCTACGATTCAGCCAATGCCCCTGAAGCACCTCCTGTCCCAGAGGATACCTTAAAAACTGTCAAGGATGTCCGAACAGTAAGAGGAAGAATTGATACCATAGGAGATGTTGTTCTTTATTTGCCGCATTCTATTACTGAAACTGTGACTGCCGATTGGGAAGGTGGTGGTATAGGAGAGATTGCTAACGTTATTTCGGGCAAGGGAAGTATTGGGGGGTTGATGCAACAGTCGGGGGCATTAGCCACAGAAATATTTTCAAAAATAGGCGGAGGAATCCTTCGATCAGATGCAATTCCGAAAATGGCACTACGAGGTATAAATCGGGCAGTAGATCCTCATTTTGAAACATTTTTTAATTCGGTTGGCGTGCGACAATTTCAATATGATTTTAAACTTTCTCCAAAAAATGAACAAGAAGCAGTAACCATTTCTAATATAATAAGAACATTCAAAATTCATGCCTCTCCCAGATTGGCGGAGCGGGGTCAGGCGCAAAGGTATTGGGAATATCCAAAGGCATGGCAAATTGAATATTGGAATGCCGATCAGACACATCGAATAGATCATTGTGCATTGATGTCAATCAATGTCAATTATTCTGGATCTGGCGACAATCATACTTTTCCATCACATCATCCAATTCAAACGGATTTGTCGTTGGTGTTTAAGGAACTCTATTTGCAGACAGCAGATGCCTACGAACAGGGTGGAATGTAATATATGCAAACTTATTTTAATACTTTTTCGACAATCAACTATGATTCCTTTATAGTCAATAATGAAACAAAGGTTGTTACTGATATATTTAAAAGGGTTCGAGCTTCTGTTGTTGCCCTGGCAGATAAGACACTTTGGTATACCTATGTTGTTCCAGATGGAGAATCTCCAGAAACTGTTGCCTACAAATACTATGGGTCGGCACAATATCATTGGGTTCTTTTATTGATAAACAAAGTTCGCGATCCCCAATGGGATTGGCATTTGAGTGCAAAGGCATTTGATAGATATATTTCCAAAAAATATGGATCAATAGAACATGCAAAGGGAGAACATTCTCATTATGAAACGAAAGAGATAATTGCCGATGAGCCCATTGGGACTGGGGGCAGTGTTGCATCAATTGGTGACATTATTTTGCCAGGAGGTCAGATTGTTGGTGAGGAATTTGATGGTTATAACTTAGGAATCAAGGAATGGTCGGCGCCCGATGTCCGAAAACAGATTTTTGCATACGACAAGGAAGAGGCCGACAACGAAGCCAAAAGAAGTATTATATTATTGAAGAAAGAAGTTCTTGGTAAATTTGTTGAAGAGTTTAAGAATTTAGTTATTGAAAGCGAGTAAAACAAATGCCATTAGTTTTTAATCAAGAAGAAAGTTTTGGACAACAGGACACTCCTCATGTTTCTGGGTTCAACATAACGTCTTCTGATGGAAAACAAACAAAGGATCTTGTAGAACGTCCCTGGAAAAAAATAGAATTAGTAGAAAGCATGGGACTTCTTTCGTCTGATTCAAATTTTTTGTCAGGAAGTGTTCTCATTGCCGATGCCGTAGGATTCATGCAAGAGTTTGCATTGAATGGAGGAGAAACCATTGAGTTCACATTTGCAACACCACAAAAGCCGGAAATTCATTTTATTGGAATAATTTATGAAGCCGTTCCCGTCGATGACTTCAATAAGCGGTCGTTGATTTTAAACTTTTGTTCGGCAGAAAAACTTGGATCAGACCAAATGAAGATTCAAAAATCATATAAAAATATGTTATATTCGGATATGGCTAATCATTTATTTTCTCCTGTGTTGAGTGACTATTCTCAAAAAAAGAAAAAATTATATATTGAACCCACAAAAACACTTCAGTCAATAGTTGTCACAAATCGACATCCTGCCGATGCCGTGTCGTGGTTGGCAGGAAGATCAAAGTCCGAGAAATATCAGGGCGCAAATTATGTATTTTATGAACGCATTGATGGAACATTTCATTTTACGTCTATTGAAAAATTAGTAGATCCTGCAAAGGTCAAATCAACAATGATATATTATTATGATAAACCTCCAAAGAATAGAGTATCTCCAGAGAATTTGGTAAGAATAGGTAGTTATGATATATTAAAGGTTCCGAATGTAATCAGTAATATTCAAAATGGGATGTATTCTGGAACATTAGTAACAAATGATTTAGTAAAACGACAGCATAGATATAATTATTGGAATTATGATGATTCGTATAATGGACTTAAAAGTTTAAACCCAAACAAGATAGATGGGAAAAAAACATCAGTCATGAATCACACATCATATAGTGAAAGACCGAGTAGTTTTGTCTATATGGCACCAAAACATTATAAATCATGGGATCGTGCCGGTGTTGATAATATAGTAGAAGAGACTGCATTGGTAAGAAATTCTCAAATGTTGCAGATCAATAGTATTAAATTACAAATTCGAGTTCCCGGTGATAGTCAGCGCATGATTGGAGAAGTTATTGAGGTTGTTCTACCCTCCCCTCAACCAAAAACCCCAACCTCTGGAACTGATGGGGATGCTGTTTTTTCTGGAAAATATTTGATTTCAAAAGTGAAGCACCACGTTACATCAGATGATACTTATGAAACGGTTTTGGATCTGGTGACTGATTCATATGGTCAGCCTCTTCCGCCTGCCAATTAATATAATTTTTAGGAGATAGAATGCCACTTCAAGTTGTAAAATCAGAAAGTCAAAGTCGTCCGGGATTAGAACCCGGACTACATGGAATGGGAACTGCCGGAGGGTTTTTCTGGTGGGAAGGTGTGGTCGAAGACAATATTGATCCGTTGGGCATTGGTAGATGTAAAGTAAGGATTATTGGATATAATTCTCCTATGAAATTGGAACAGGATAAAGATGAATTTCCCTGGGCATATCCTATTCAACCATTAAATTCTCCACATGGAAAAGTTGTGGCATTAAAACCGGGCACCCGTGTCATTGGATTTTTTAGAGATGGTTCAAATACTCAAGAACTTGTAATGATAGGAACCATGAATGTAGGATTTGAAAATCCAGGAAACGTAGATAATTTTGATGATTCTCAAGAACCCGTTTCTCCAATTCGATTGGCATCTCAACCGGCAAGGGTTGGTAATTATGGATTTTATGATGACCGTTCTGGAGCGGGAGGAATAGTTGCTGGCCAGCCTCGAAAAACGAGTGTGACGATGGGCGACGGTGTGGGACAGGGTGGGCGATCCACGGCATCTCATGCGGATATTACAGATTATGGTCCCATTCAAAATAATGAAATAAATACACCGAGACTGCAACGGGGAATTATTTCAGGAACGATTTCGGAGGCACATGCCGGGGCGGCATCAGTTCTTGTTAGAAATGCATTTAACGGGGGTATGGTAGAACCAGCAAATCCATATGCTGCATTGTATCCGTTTAATACAGTAGAAGAATCTGATAGTGGACATCTGAGAGAAATAGATGATACTCCGGGTGCCGAAAGAATTAAAGAATCACATCGTTCGGGAACTTTTTATGAAATTCATCCAAACGGAACAAAGGTTACAAAGGTTGTCAATGATGAGTTTTCGGTTACAATTGGCGACAAGGGAGTAAAGGTGGAGGGAACGTGTGCAGTTCATGTGGTGGGAAATTCAGAACTTCATTGTGAAGGCAATATTAATGCTCACGGCCTAAAGCAAATTAGTGTATTAGGAGAAAATAAAGTGGTGATTGAGTCTCATGGTCCCATGAAGGTATTGTCTACTGGTAAAATGGATATAGTATCAAAAAATAGTATTTCGTTGACTGCATCTGGAACAATATCAATGAAAGACGGCACGGGATCATCGAAAAATGTGGATGAACTTCAAGAGGATTATGTACACATTTCGAGGGTAGGGTTGAGGCGACTCAGTGATCGCCAGAGATAGTATAAATAACACAAAGGGAGAATGATTTTGCTCAGTAGTAAATATAAAACATGGTCAGATTTGGATTTAAATTTTTCTGCACATCCAAATACAAAAAATCTTTCTATCAAAAAAGATGCAGATGCCATTGCTCGCGCCGTGCGGTATTTGGTGCTGACCAATCATTATGAACGACCATTTCACCCAGAAATTGGTTCTAATCTTATAAAACAGTTGTTTGAGCCAATGGGAAAACAAACAACAATAAGAATTAAAGAAAATATCACAGAAACCATAAATAATTTTGAACCACGGGTGCAACTTATTTCTGTTACTGTTGGAGAACGAGAAACTGAAAATGGATATTTAGTGTCGATCAAATTTTTTATTCTCAATCAAGATGTTGAAGTAAAGACCCAATTCTTTTTAGAAAGAACACGATAAATGGCATATACTACAACTACAAATAAACTTAGTATTGTAGACCTTGATTTTGATTCAATAAAGGCTGCATTGGTTTCATATTTAGATGGTCAGGATACGTTCAAAGATTATAATTTTGAAGGTTCTGCGATGTCAATTCTTTTGGATGTTCTTGCCTATAATACTCATTATAATGGATTTTATACAAATATGCTGGCCAGCGAAATGTTTATGGACAGCGCAACATTAAGATCTTCTGTCGTGTCTTTAGCCAAGCATTTGGGATATATTCCGGCATCCAGAACAGGGGCAACTGTAAATGTTGACCTGTCTATTAATGATAGTCTGTCCAATATTCCTGCGAACATTAGTATTCCCAAGGGCACAAAGTTTGTTTCGAGGGGAGAATTGTCCAATCAGCTTTATACTTTTTTGACTACAGAATCGTATACTGCAAAAAGAGATGAGGCAGATGAATTATATAAAGTTTCAAATGTCAATTTGAAAGAGGGAGTAGTTTTTACGGAAAGCTATACGGCACTTGGGTCTGTAAACGAATCTTTTGTAATTGCAAACAAAGATATTGATATTTCTACCCTTGTTGTCAGAAAGAATCAAGAAATCTATCAAAGAGTTTCTGATATAACTGAAATAACGGCATTGAGTAAAGTTTATTGGTTGCAAGAAAGTCGTCAGGGCAATTATGAACTTTATTTTGGGGACAGTATTCTTGGAGAATCCGCCAAGACTGCAGATTCTATTGCAATTTCTTATTATGTGTCCATGCTGGGAGTTGCCGGAAATGATTTTAAAACGTTTGTTCTTGGTGATCTTGTTGGCCCAACGGGTGGTGCCCTTGAATCATATATTGCAACAACCACACTTTCTTCTGGAAATATTAAGTCAAAGGGAGGATCAGAAAAAGAAACCACAGAATCTATTAAAGTTAATGCTCCATTACGATACTCTATTCAAGATAGATTTGTTACGGCAGGAGACTATAGAACCACATTATTAAATACTCGAAATGATTTGGAAGCAATTCGTGTCTGGGGAGGAGAAGATAATATTCCGCCTGCCCCTGGTTATGTTTTTATTTCGGCAAAACCTAAAAATGGTAGATTTTTATCTATGAAACAAAAAAATGAAATCACGGAAGATATAAATCGAAGAAATGTCTTAACAGTAAATCCTGTGTTTGTTACTCCAGAAATTTTAGATATTGTGCTGACATGTAAAGTGAAATATGATCCAAGAGAATCTGCTCTTTCGTCGGGTGGTCTGGAGAGATTAATTAGAACAGGGATTGTTGATTATGGATTGACTATAAATAAATTTGATGAATATTTTAGAAGTTCGGTTTTGGCAACCAAGATAGCTGAGTTGGACAGGTCAATTAAAAATAGTTTGATTGAAATGTCTCTTGCAAAAACTGTAGATTTTTATAAAGGAAATTCTGGTAGAAAGGGTTTTGTTTATGATAATCCGTTGTTTCATCCACATGATGGTCATGCAAGCATTTTGTCGTCTTCCCGATTTTCATTCACTTCTGTTGGAGGAAAGCGGTATGATGAGTGTTCGTTTGTAGATGACAACGGCAAGCTGCAAATTATATCAAATGATGTAAGTCTTTTGGCGTTAGCTACTATTTTAGATGATAATTCTCTTGGTGTCGGAGAGGGGGTTGTTGTGAATGAACCCCCCCAGCGTGCAGGTTATGGGGCCGGTGGCGGCGCAGGCCGTAATCGAGGGGGGCGCCGACTTACTCCTGCCCAAGCCCGCCGAAAGGCATTGAGAGAAGAGGCTGCACGCCAACATGCAGAAAGGGTTCGTCGAGCCGAAGTTCTTGCAGGTCGGCGTGATCCAGATCCACTTACTGCAGAAGAAAATCCAAATGAACAATCCCGCGCAGGTTATGGGGCCGGTGGCGGCGCAGGCCGTAATCGTGGAGGCGGCCGACTTACTCCTGCCCAAAAACGACGAAAGGCTGAACGCGAGGCGGAGTTGGCTGCTGAAGCAGATCGGGTAGATTTTTCTGCGTTAACCTTTAATAGATTCGATCAACTGGTCATTAAAGATAATGTTGGAAGTATTGATTATGGTAGAGGACAGGTCATGTTAAATCAAAATTTGGGAGGATTTTCTACTTCTAATTATGTGAATGAAATCACAAAAATTAAATTTAATGTAATTCCTGATGAAACCGATGTTGTTTCAAAACATAGCAGGCTTATATATCTCGATGAAACAAATACAATAGTAACTATGATAGATGATACTGACATAATTGAATCTAAAAAATATCTTGGATATTGATGGGGCGGAATTGATTTAATATGGACATAAAGAAAACTTCAAATTCTTTTAGCACATCTATTCTTGTTCAAGATCAACTTCCTGATTTTGTTGTCAGAGATCATCCTATTTTTGTGGAATTTATTGAGAAATATTATGATTTTCTTGCTCAGGCAAATACGGGAATTTTGACTTCTGATGGATTGACATTTCGGCCTGGGGTAGAATACGCAACAAAAAGTATTCAGGATATTGGGGACATTGATACTACAAGTCTGTCTGACTTTTTAGATTCATTTCGTGTTATGTATGCTCCAAATATTCCAAGTCAAATCCAAGAAAATGTAAATGTAAAAATGCTCTATAAGAATTTGACGGATTTTTATAGAGCCAGGGGTTCTGAGAATTCGTTTAAGTGTTTGTTTCGCCTTTTGTATAATGAAGAAATTGAAATACATTATCCCAAGAACGAGGTATTAATTGCCAGCGGAGGAAAAATAAATCGACAAATAAAATTGCTGGCGGCTTCTGTAGAAAATATAGAAGATTTTATAGGGCATGAGATTATAGGAAAGACTTCCGGCGTAACTGGATTTGTGGAAGACATTGAGTATATTTCTAAAGGTGGTCGCGAGTTGGAGTTTGTTGCTGGAAATCATTCTGTAATTCCGGGAGGAACTTTTGGAGAGGTTTATGCTCCAGAAAAATTAAGAGAGTTGGAAGGTTCGCTTGTTTGGCTTATTTTAGCTCATGGCTCCATTACAAATCACGGAACATTTGGACTCAATGAACAAATTGTCATAAATGATTCTACAGCATTTCCCTATTTTTCTACTGTGGTTGTTCCTTTTCCAAAAAGACAAATTTTTATTGAAAATTTTTCATACTATCCAGATGCAAACAATTTTTTTGCAATGAATGACAATCTGAAAGAGCATTCATCAAAACCTGTGCATCCTCCTTGGGGAGAAACTGCCAACACTCCAGCCGCCTCAAATACAGGAGGTTGGTTTTGTTCTTATGGTCAAGGCGAAATTAATTTTATAAAAACTAATGATAAAGAAATTGACGGCAAAACGCTTGGGGCCAAAGTTATTCAGGTAGGAAATAATAATGTGTTGGCAACATCTGAAGATTCAGATGCTCGATGGTTTATACATAATAAAAATATATTCATTGACCCAAATAAGACATACAAAATGTCAATACGAATGAGACATCTTGGTGGAAACACATATGATACAGCAAGTGCCGGAGGATTGTCGAATACTCTTGCATTTTGGGCAGGAGTATCTGCAGTCGATAAGACATCAAAGCACCCCATAGATTTTCATGGAAATCCGCGTGGAGAATATGCTGACATAAAAGAAAAATGGGGAACACAAAATCATTTCGTTCTGGGGGGAGTTACTGAAGTTGATGAGCATTGGTTTACATATGATGGATACATAAAGGGAATTGGCACAAAAGAGATTGCAAATGGAACGTCCGGCGGAACGGGCGGAAGAGATTATGATTTGGTTACTTCTGGGTTTCCTTATCATGGCGCAAATTCAGAGGGGTATCCGCAATATAATGCATTTGAATATGCTGCCAATGGAAATTCTACATTTCCGAAAGATTCCAGATTCTTTAGGCCTTCCTTTGCAGTAAATTATGCAGATGCTTCTATTTTTGGATCTAATCATACATACTCGCATGGAATAACTCAAATAGATTATATAGCCATATCCGAAATGGGAACGACTGTTGGTACTCAAAATTATGTGGACGAGTCCAGTCTTATTTCTACAACAGGAGCCAAACTTCAAGACGAATGGTATCAGCAGCCATACTCATATTCGATTTTAAGCAAACAAGATTTGGCGGCATATAAAGAAGTTGTGAAAAAGACAATTCATCCTGCCGGAATGACAATGTTCGGAAAAAAGATTACAGAGGCTTCTGCAAATGTTTCTCTTGAATCTTCTTCTACAAATCTTCAGGATTCTTTTTCTCCCAATTTGTTGAATTCTCTTGCCGGGTGGTGGAGTGCCGATGCGATTGGTCCGGGAAATGTTCAGTATAAGACATATAGTTCTAATGCGGTGATGACTGGGAGTTTTGGGAGTGATGCAAAAAATAGAATTCCTATTGGAATATCTACTTTTTTTGGGCATACAGGTATAGATTATAATACTCTTAGGGTTGGCCTCGCTCAAGACGATTTGGTTGTAGAGCCTACTTATGATCATTCTCTTATTTCATCTTCTCCCCCGACCGGGAAACTTCGATCACTTAAAGTTACTGATGTACATAAACAACAGCCCCAACTTTACCTCGCTGATCTCGAAACTTCTCCACTCATCAGTCCGGCAGCGTTTTCAGATGCAGACTTTAATCTTGTATTAGAACCTAGAAAAAAATGGTTAATTAGTACATATGCTACGACAAGTAATTTAATTTCAGATAGTACGATGAATGGGTTTTTATTTAAATTGTATTCTGCAAATAGTTCAGGAGGAACCGAGGATAATACCATAATTACCAAGTGGTGTAAGGAATTTGACACAAAGAATACATGGGAGCGGAAGTCGGCTGTGATAGATCTTAGTTCTCATGATGAAACTAGATATGCTTTGTCTTTTATTTTTCCCATTAGAACTTCTTTTAATCTTCCTACTGGAAATACATTTTATCATATTGATGGCGTTATGGTCG